CATTAGAAAATGCAAATCGTCCAAAAGAAAGTGAAATAGATCGTGAAAGACGATTATATAAATTCACACTTGATTTTCAGTACTTTATACAGTATTATTTTGAAGCAGATGTTTCATATGTAAAAAGTCACAAAAGGGTTTTCATTCCGAACCCACAATTTCACTTGGATGTATTTGAGAAGTTGAAAAAGAAGGGGAATATGAATATGTGTTTAACCTGGTCACGATCCCTGTCAAAAACTACTATCACATCATTGTTCGCATTGATGTGGATGATATTAATCGCAAAACCACAATATAATTTTAAACCAACTTACATATTATTAGTTGGAAATAAGCAATCTGATGCAAGAAAAAGACTTTTGAAGTTAGCAGGTCACTTATTATACAATAATAGGATAATAGAAGATTTTGGTGAGTTTAAAGAAGATGGTTATATGTGGAATGCTGATACTTTAGAGCTTCCAAAGTTCAAAATCACAATACAAGCAGTTAGTAAGGATGAAAGTGTTAGAGGTTTAAATGATAGATGGGGTCATAGACCAAATTGTATCATAATGGATGACTTGTCAGATAATGTGCTTGTACAAAATGCTACAAGGGTAGAAGATGTATGGGAAAGCATAAGGGGTAATATACTTCAGACCGTAGATATCAGCTTACCACATAAATTACTATATGTGGAAAACGATTATCATCCAAATAGTTTAGTTAGGAAATTTTACACAGAATATATTGAAGAATTCTTATTAAATGGTGGAAATAAAAGTGAAGTATTCCATTCGCATGTACCGATATTAAATGGAAAGGGTGAAAGTTGTTGGAAGGAAAGATTTTCTAATGCACAGATTACAAGATTAAAGACTTTAGACCCGCTAACATTCAGTAGGGAATATATGATGGAATATACGACCAAAGCGTATATGTTCAAACCTGAAATGTTTAATTTTTCAAGCATTCCAGATTTAAAATCATTTAGAAAGATTATAAGTTATTATGATCCCACTTTAACATCCGGAAGTAAGTCTGACTTTAAAGCAGTAGCTACAATTGGGATATTACCAAACAATAAATTTTACATTTTAGATATTTTCTGTAGAAGAACAAATGTAGATGTAGTTATTGACCATATGTATAAGATATTTGATAAATACCCAAATGTAATAATGTACATAGAAGATTTATTTAGTCAATCAGTATCACACCATGTTTATTTTGAAAAACAAGCTGAAATAAGGGGATTAAGATTACCACTTATAAATGATAAAGAACCAAAAGGTAATAAAATGACAAGAATAGAAAGTATGTTACCATATTTTATGAATGGTGATGTCTTGTGGAATGTTGATTTAGAAAATACTTCAGATTACATAGAAGCAAGGAATCAATTATATGCTTTTAATATTGATGGCACTCAAAGTAATGATGATGCACCTGATGCCATCCAAAGTTGCATAAATAAATTACAAAGGTATAGATTAGTGAATGGTGAAGCAACTACACCATCCATTTTAAAAACAAAAAGAATGTCTATTTATTAAATAAATCAAAAGGTTGATTTTTAATATATAGAAAAAACACATCCAAAGAAATATGATTTATTTAACAGAAGATGACATAGAAGTAATAGTAGTAGATTACACATTACTTGATCTTTTAGAACTTACCACACTTGAATCTGGATCAACCATCCTAAATAATGCTGAAAGAACAGCTATTGATATTACATTCAGTTATATATCTAATATATATGATAAGGATGTTGAATTAGCTAAAACAGGTACAACAAGGGATTATATGATTGTAAATAGTGTTGCATCTATAATACAGTATCTATTATATCAAAGGGTTAGTAAAAACATAGTACCAGATCACATAGATATGCAATATCAAAGGGTTATTGACAATTTAGTAAATGTATCAAATAGAAAAGTAAATCCGGTTATTGCAAGAAAAGAAACAGATGATACTACATATGTACCAAGAATAGTTAGTAGTTCTGACACCCCAAGAACGAACTATAATTATTAAAAAATAACATTTAACCAATGGGTTTATTAGATATATTTAAAAGAACCGAAATAGTAGAAGTAGAAAAACCAACATTATTAGATTCTGAAACACAAAGATCGTTAACACAATTAAATAATATGGCTACTTCATATATGAAGTCAAAGCAAGATATTATAGAACAACACAAGACTTATAGTAATAAGGTAAATCAACAAGCTGATTATGTTACGAAGAAAACAATAAAAGATTGGAGAACTTCACTTATTTCTGCAAGGGATATAGATAAACCAAATAGATATTGGTTATTAGACTTATATGCTGAATTACGATTAGACCCATTTTTAGATGCAGTAGTTACATTTCAAAAGAATAAACTTACCCACATTAAAAGGTATATGGAAGATCAGAATGGTAATGTAGATGATAAAGCCACTAAATTATTTAATGAACCTTGGTTTGACCAGGTGATAAGTGGATATGTTGAATCAGCATTACAGGGGTTTGATTTACTTGAAATTAACCAAATAGTATTAAAAAAGGGGATGTTAACAATTGATAGGTTAGACGAAGTACCAAGTAAGAATGTAATACCTGAATTTCAACTAATAAAGAAAGATGGATATTCATATACAAGTGGTACAATGCCATATGCTAACAATGATTATATAATAGAAATTATAAATGATAATAATAGGAATTTAGGAATACTAAATAAGTTAGCACCATATATTTTATGGAAAAAACTTTCACTTTCAAGTTGGTCTAATTTTATAGAAGATTTTGGAAGTCCTTCAATGGTAATTAAGATACCTATAAAGAATACTGATGCTGAAGATGAATTATTAGCATCACTTGAAAACATAGGATCATCATTAAAGATGGTATTAGACCAAAATGATGACTTTGAATTGGTACAACCAGATTCAAATGATGTATATCAATCTTTTAAGGAAATGATACAACAGACTGATAATGTAATTAGTAACGAAATAATTGGAGGTACATTATTATTTCAAAATGGTGATGGTGGTAGTTATAATTTATCAAGTACACACGAATCAGTATCACAATTAAAAACTTTAGCTGATTTAAAGTCAATAGAAAAATTTGTCAATCAATTTTTGATTCCAAAGCTTCAAAGATTAGGTGTATTGGATAATAATGAATATAACTTCTATTTCACACCCGAAGAATTTTTAACAATGTCAGCAAGAGCAGAAATTGATGCACGAATACTTCCTTATGTGAATATGACTAAAGATTATTTAGAAGATACATATAAGGTAAAAATTGAATCTATGAAAGAAAATGGTGGAACCGGGTTTAACCAACAGACTTAATTTATTATTAGAAGAATACTTTGATGATTTTTTAAGGGGTAAAAGGACATTAGAACAAATGATGCCCGAAATCTATCGTGCAATAAAAGGTAATTTTGAAACTGAATTTGATGAAGCTATTACAATAAATTGGTATGATAATAGAAGATTGATTAATGATTATAGGAATAACATTAATAAATGGTCTATTGCAAGAAATTATAAACAAACAAAAGAAATAACAGATTTCCTATATGTAAATATGGGAGATATTACACAACCTAAAATAGAAGAATTTTTAACTTCTAATAAATCAAGATATAATCAATCCTGGTTAGATACTGAAATAAAAACATTAAGAAATACAGTTCAGAATGTAAACAATTTTGAAACATTTCCTGCTGATTCATATTTGAGATACAGCACAGCAAATGATGAAAAAGTTAGACATGCACACGCTGCTTTAGATGGTTTAACGATGGCAAAAAATGATGGTAGATGGCAATATTTAATGCCACCACCTGCATCAAGTCCATTTAATTGTAGGTGTAGGGTAGTTCCTGTTTACAATGTAGATGAATCAAAAGATGTAGATAAAAGAACACAAGAATTATCTAAATTATCTGATATTCCATTAAGTAAAGTTAAAAGTGAAGTCCATCCAATATGGTCTGGTGAAATATTTAATTCAAGTCAAACATATTTCAAAGGAGTTCCATCAAAAATATTAAGAAAAAATGAAATCTAAATTCAACCCAGCTGCATTCAGAAGATTGGATGCAAACATATACAAGTTTGTAAATGATTCATTGGATCAAGCTGCTGCAAAAACAGTAGAGGGGGTTGATAAGAATTTTAGAAACAAATCATTTTTTGGTGGTAGAAGATGGAAACCAAATACAAGGAATACACCAACACTTGTTAAAGTTGGTACATTAAGGGATTCAGTAAGGGTATTAAATAAGACACCTAATTCAAGGTTAGTAGGTACAATGATTAAGTATGCATCATTACATAATTACGGTGGTATATATACAGCATCAAAAGCAAATGGTTCAAGATATACTGTGAATATGCCACAAAGACAATTTATCGGTAAAAGCAAAGTACTTGATGCACAAATTCAATATATACTTAAAAGAAACTTTAGAAAATTAATTAAATAATATGATAGAATTATTCGCATATAAATTATTCAATAATTACATAACAGAATATGTACCTGAAATTAATTGGTTAGATACATTCAATAATCAGTATGAATCTGATGGTGAAAGTAGACCATTTAAGGATACAAGTTGTTTTATAGAATTTCTTCCAAGAACAGATATTACAACCACACAAAAGACAATATCACAAGGAACGATGCAAGTAAAATTTCACTTGACACTTCCAAGATCAGATAATTATACCGTTAAAAAGAAAAATGTAAATCAGACATTACAATTATTTTCAACAGCATCAAAGTTTAATAAGTATATGAACATATTGGATTCAAGTAGATATCCATCCACATCAACATACAAAGACAATTTGTTGATTGAAATGACTAATGTATATGCAATGAATACTGCTGAATTAATTGAAACATCTACATTTTACAATGATAAATTCCAAATATACACATTCACTTATTTATTTGAATATGTTGACCAATCATCTTACATAGATATGACTATGTATAGTGGATGGACATATTATATTGATTATACTATTGATGCAGGTACAGGTGATCCTGTAGGTGCTTTCAACGATGATTTTGGTACTTCTTATGATGTTAGAACTGATATTAATTATATATGGATTGAACAGATTAGAATATCAGGAAGTACTATGTCAATATCTGGTTATTCGTTTAGTCAAGGAATACCAATGGATTTACAATATGGTGTTATAGGAAATGATTATCAGTTACCGGATTATCAAGATTCAAATACATTCACAGGGTTAGCACCAGGTGAATATTGGGTCTATTTAAGAGATCAAAGAGGGGTAGGTTATGAATTCCCATCAAATCCGGTTACAATAACTTAAAAAGAAGAAGTTAAAACTTAATATATAGAAAAAAGTAGTTCACATTAATATGAAAAATTTAATACTTAATAAGAAAGAAGATAAAGTTGAAATAAACATTATAGGACATATTGGTTCAAGTTTATTTTCTGAAGGTTACACAAGGGAAGATGCTAAAAGGGATATCATTGAAAATAGGGATAAAGAATTAGTAGTTAACATTTTTTCAGAAGGTGGATCATTTTATGATGGCGTATTTATATACGAAATATTAAAAAGTCACCCAAAGAAAGTTACCACAAACATATTATCAATGGCAGCAAGTGCAGCATCTATAATTGCATTAGGTGGTTCAGTTGTTAGAATGAGTAAGAATGCTACACTAATGATACACGAACCATCATTATATACATCATTAACATCCACAAATGCAGACGAAACTAAAGATGTTTTGGATAAAGCTTATAATGTGTTATTAAATATATACCAAAGTAAGACAGGTATGAATGATGATGAATTACGAAAATTAATAGATGGCAAGGATGTATGGTTGTCATCAGATGAAGCTTTAGAATACGGATTTATAGATGAAGTATTTGAAACAAAAGCAGTTCTTATGAACCTACACAAGTTCGCATTAGATGGTGAGATAATTCAGAACCATCTTAAAAATAAATTAGTAGATCAAATGGATTTAGAAAAATACACAGAATTAGAAAATTCATTGGAAGAAATGAATAATAAATATTCAGAACTTTCATCAGAATTAGAATCTGTTAAAAACGAAAATGCAGCACTAATTGGTGAAAAAGATGATCTTGAATTATCAAATTTAGCTTTAACCGAAGAAAAAGAAGGTTTAGAAACTGAAAAGTGTGAACTTGAAAATAAAATTAAAGAATTAGAAGTTGAAAAAATCAACACTTTCATCAATAATGCAGTAGAGGACGGTAGAATTACTGAACCTCAAAAAGCAGACTATTTGAAATTGGCTGAAACCGATTTTGATTCAGTTAAAAATATTATTTCTTCAATTCCAGTTCGTGAAAAAGTAGCTGATTTTATCAGTAATAAAAACGAATCAAAATTAGAAGATTTAATAAAGGGTAAAGAAAAATGGGATGAAATTGACTTCCTAAAGAAAGACCCTGAAACTTTAGAAAAGTTAAAGAATGAATTCCCTGAGAAATACAGCGAAATTCATAAAAAAGCATATCCTACTTTATAATAGGATAAAAAATAATATAAAAAACAATGGCAAGTAATCTTATACAAATGTGGTCAGCGGAAGTTCAGAAACAACTTTTTGAAACCGAAGATTTCACAAGATATTCACAAAACTTTGCTTCAATGGAAGCATCAAGCAAGTTTACCATTCCTTCTTCTGGAAGTATTTTAGCTTCAACAGATGACCTTTCTCGACCTTTAACACCAGGTCAAAGAACTGATACAGCGGTTGAACTTGAAATGTTACCTTTAATAGTTAACCCATTTTTTGTAAACCTGGAGGATGCTTGGGAACTGTCTTTCGACAAAAGGGCTTCAATTACTGAAGGCATGGCTAATTCATTAAATGATTTAGGTAAGCAAAAAGTATATTGGGGATGGATGAATACATCTAAATTCGCAAATTCAATCAAGACAACTGGTTTAACTGGTTCAACATTAGCAACTGGTGCAACTGGAACAAGAAAGAAAATCACTTATGATGATATTCTTAATGCAACTTTAAAGCTTGATTTACAAAATGTACCCCACGATGGTAGGGTTATGGTAGTTCCACCAGCTCTTTACAAAGAGATTAAGGCATTATCACAATTCGTAGCAAGTGATGTACTTTCAACTGAACTTCTTTCAAGAGGTGTTGTAGGTATGATTGATGGTATTTCTGTAGTTCGTGCAAATGTTAACCAAGTTTTAGTTGATGCAGTCGCTTCAGGAAGTACTTCAGTATCAGCAGATTTCGGTGTGACAGGCACAACTTATAGCTTCTTTATTCCTGTGTACCATCCGAGCATGGTTGCAAGAGTTATTGGTAGAAGTCAGGTTTGGGTTGACACAGCAAGTGCAATCTATACTTCTGATGTAATATCAGCAACACAAGCTATCGCTGGTGGTCTTACAAGGTATGACAAAAGTGGTTATGTAGCAATCATTCAAGAAATTGGATAATAACAACAATTAAAAAGTGGGGTATAATAGCCCCACTTTTCAAAATAAAATTAACAAAACAAAATGGCAAAACTTAGTATAATTTATGCAGAAGGTGCATTAAATAATGTAGCAGCAAGTCAAGACCATATATCAGGATTAGTTTTCTGTGGTGATTTTGGTAATCCAACAGGTATTACCGGAATTGAAACATTCACAGGTGGACATGTAATCCAGGTATCAAGTTACGAAGGTGCAGTTACAGCAGGAATCACTTCAGCATATCCAGTTGTTAATTATCAATTATCCACATTTTTTGAAGAAAACCCATCAGGTTTAGTTTGGTTAGCATTTATTACAGATACAGGTTCTACCTATACTGAATTGAGTGCTTTACAACAATTTACTGAAGGTAAAATTCGTCAATTCGGATTGTATGATGCAAGGGAACTTGATGTTGCAATCTTGGCGAATATGGACACACAATTAGAAGCATTAAAGACTGATAAGCAAAATGCAGTAGCTATCGTAGGGATGGATACAGCATCACTTACTTATACATCTTTACCTGATTTATCAGCAACAGCATATTCAAATATCGCAGTTATGGTAGGTCAAGATGGTGCATCTACTTTAAGTGGTTCAACTTCACTTCCGGATGTGGGAGCAGTTTTAGGTGCAACTTCACTTGCTAATGTAGCAGTAAGTCCTGCTTACTTTAGATTGTTTCAATACGATAATATAACAACAGCACCAGCTTTAGGTAATGGTGTAGAAATAAAAACTCTTTCAAATAGTTACTTGGAAACTAATTTAGATGACAAGAACTATATGCGTTTTCAAAAGGTAGTAGGTGATAATTCAGTTTATCTGAACCAATCATTCACAGCTACTTCAAGAACAGATGATTATAAATCTATTGAATTGAATAGGGTTATGAATAAGTGTGGTAGACAGATAAATCTTTATCTATCAAAAGAACTTAATTCACCAATTCAACTTGATTCAAACGGGTATATAGCTGAAGGTCGTAGAAATGAATTACAAACAATAGCTTCAACAGGTTTAAGAGATATGAAGGGAAATCAGGAAATTTCAAGCTTCAAATGCAACATTGATCCTTCCCAAAATATTCTTGGTACAGGTATATTAGAAGTTGTTGCTAAAATAATTCCTTATGCTACAGCTAATGAAATAGAAGTAACACTTGGATTTGCAACCAGTTTATAATTGGTAGCATAAAAAATAAATAAAACAAACAATGAGCAATTCATATAATCCACTGGCATATGTAGCCGATACAGCACAAGCAATAGATGTAAATGGTCGCAGTTATGGATGGAAAGATATAGATATAAAACTGCTTGGTTCAAGTGTAATGTACATTCAATCAATAAATTGGGATGCAACACAAGAAAAGGGTTTTGATGTTGGAGCGGGAACCGTAGGAAAGTTTTTTTCTGCCGGGAACAAAGAGTATTCTGGATCAATGGAAATTGCATTAAGTGAATTTATGAAGTTAGCAGAAGCTGCTGCTGTAGTAAACCCACTTGGTGATCCTTTGGACATTCCACCTTTTACTATCAATATTACATATTATAGTAGATTGGGTGCTGTAAAATTCACTAATTTATACAATGTGGCTATTACAGATATTTCACATTCAGCAACACAAGGCGATTTATTCTTATATCATACATTAGATTTCATCTGCACAAATGTAGAAAATCTATAAAAATAGTAGTGGTTGACAGGGTAAGAATTGATTCCTTCGGGATGATAGGACTACCCTTACACCCACTAACTAAAAATTTAATCAACCACTAAAATGACAATTGACGCAATTAAGAAGAAGCATCACATTCCTTCTAATGAGCAAATTTATCACATTTCAGTTCCTAAACTTCCACACGAAATGGAAGAAGAAGGTGCAACTGAAACTTGGGAAATCTATTTAAGAGAACCAACACTTCAAGAAGAAGAAAACCTTTTAACCATTATGAGCACAAAGATTTTAACTGCAACACAAATTGGATTACAATCATTGTATTTAGAAGGTGATAAAGAATTTTTTTCTAATAAGAATTTGATTAAATCTTCAATGGGTTTCATTAATGAAATATTTAATACCCAGGAAGCTACTATAGAAAAAAAGTAATTCAGTACCGGAAGGACATTAACAGGGGTAAAACCTTACTTGGTGCGAAGATGCAAAGGGAAGCTTTATTAATTTATCATTTAAATTTATCCCCTGAATACCTGAGAAGTATATCTTCTGACAGGTATGCTCAGCATATAGCACAATTAGAATGGATAGTTAAACTACAAGGTGGAAAGTAATTCCACCTTTTTCATTTCTTTCATTTTAATATATAAGAAAAACGAATCTATATCCAATGGCAGAACAATCCACTTTCCAAATATATTTAGAAATTATTAACAGGGGTGTTTTCAAAGAACTTGAAAA